TAGTACTGGGCTTTATTTAGTTTGGGAAAGAGCATAATTTATATTTAGAAAATTAAATAAATTTAGCATATAATAAATATATGTTAAAAATTTACTGTTCGGATTGCGGTTCACCTACTGAATATTCCTTAAATAAACCCAAATTTTGCACAAATTGCGGAAATTCTTTCTTTGGAAATAAAAAAGAAGAGAAAATAGCCCTACCAGCACAAATGCAAAGACCAACTATAACTAAAGCTAAAAGACCAAATATTGAACCAGAAGATTATGAAGATGATGACGCCGAAATTACAGAAGTAAATGAAATACCAAATATTGATTCTTTAAGTTTTGATATTAATATTCAACCAGATCATTCAGAAAAAATAGGAGACATAATTGGGTCTTCTTTAAACAAAGAGAACGAATTAAGAAAGAACAAAGAAAAAATTAAAATTAATAAAAAAGATATTTTAGCTTCATTTAAAAAAGAAGCAAGCGCAATCAAGCCAAAAAGCTTCAGCAGACGTAAAAAATGACTTCCAAAATAAAATGTCTTACAAAAAACTTAAATTTGAAAACTGCATAGAGCAAATAAATATAGAGATTTTTAAAAGAAAAAATAAATGGAATTTAACAGCTATCACTTGGATGGATTTTAGTGATGTTTCTCAAATATTAAGAATACATATTAATAAAAAATGGCATTTGTATAATCAAACTAAGCCATTAGCTCCTTGGGTTAATCGTATTATAAGTAATCAAATTAAAAATTTAATTAGAAATAATTATAGTAACTATACTAGGCCATGTTTAAAATGTGCAGCTGCTGAGTCAGAAGAAGGATGTGCGATTTATACAAAACAATGTGCAAAATGTCCATTGTATGCGAATTGGTTTAAAAATAAGAAAAATGCTCATGACACAAAACTTCCAGTACCAATGGAAAATCATTTAAATGAAATTCATGAAATTAAAAATGAATCTATAAATTTAGAAAAAACAGCAGAGAATATCCACTTTAAAATGGAAAAAATATTAAAACCTATAGAATGGAAAATATATAGATATCTTTACATAGATCATAAAGACGATGAACAAGTAGCAAAATTAATGGGATATAGAACTAGCGAAAAGAATAGAGCAGCTGGATATAAACAAATTAAAAATTTAAAGAAAGCCATTTTAGTTAAAGTTAAAAAACATCTTTATAATGGAGATATTGATATTGTATGAGTGAAGAAATTTTTATATTAACAGATATTCAACAATTAAGACTATTAGAAGAATGGAACAATAGAGTAGATAATCCGCCATCTTTAGCAGAATTAGTAAAAATAGCTTTTGATAGAGATGATTTAGACGGAAGAAGTAAAGAAGGAAAAGCTGTTAAACAATTTTTAGCATCTAGGCAAATAAAACCAAGGAAAAGTCATGAATATGAAGCTAAAGGATTAATTGATCTTAGTAATGAACAAAAAGAATATATAAGTAACAACTGCCATACAATGACAGGTCTAGAAATGGCTAAAATTTTATTTAAAAATGAAACGCTTACAAATTTAAGCCAAGAAACAAGAAGTGTTCTTGAATATATGAAGATTATACCAAGTAATATAAAATTTAATAATACTGAAAATGAAGAAATTCCTACTGGTGATTATAAAGCGCCAAGAAGCGAAGAAAGAATGGTTGCGAAGATTAATAAATATGTTTTAGATGGTATCGACAAAACTAAAATTACACATGGTCAAAAAAGAGAAATTATAGCAGTAATTGGATATATGAATACCCATAGATTTATTCATCAAATTAATCTTTACGATAATGAACCAGATCGTGAACTATTTGAAAGCACATTTATTAGATATACATATAATAAAAGCGATTTAACTCAAGAAGAAGTCGATCAATACATAGTTTTATGTACAGAAGTATTAATTTCTTCTAATATTCAGCAAACAATTACTGTATTACAAAATCAAATAGATTTAGCAATTGAAGAAGATGGCAAAATACCAATGGCGTTAGTTGAAGCAAGCAATACGGCGAGAAAAGAATACAATGATTGTGTTAATCGTCAACAAAAATTAAATAATGATCTAAAAGTTAAAAGAAGCGAAAGAATGAGCAAGTATACTAAAGAAACAGCTTCTATTATTAACTTAGTTCAAATGTGGAAAGAAGAAGAAAGTAGAGCGAAGCTATTAAAAATGGCAGACATGAGGAAACAGATAGTAGAAAAAGAAATAGACAGACTATCAAATATGGATGAGATAAAAGCTAAAATTTTAGGGATATCAAAAGACGAAATATTAAACGGATAAATTATGTCAGTAATTTGTAAAGTAGATGGGAAAGAATTTAAAGATGAAAAAAGTCTTCATCTTTCTTTGCGTACATATGGTTTAAATAAAGAAAAATATTATCATACTTATTATCCTAAAAAAGATCTTCTTACAGGAGAAACAATTAATTTTAAAACAAAAGATCAATATTTAAGTAGTGATTTTAATGATAAAAATAACATGAAGAAATGGCTCAAAGAACAAACAATAGAAAAAGCCCAAGAATATTGCAAACAATTATTAATTAAAAGAAAACAATCCAAAAACTTAACATATACCCCAAGCCAAGTAGAACTCAGAACTATTATGGCTCCATCGATTATATTTTATAATAAAATATTTGAAAATTATTACGACCTTTGCTCTTCGGTAGGTTTAGAAAATAAATTCATACATCCTAATTTAATACAAGATCATTTCAAGAATAAATTAACAAAAAAAGATTTAGTATACGTTGATACCCGTGAGCAAAGTTGGTTAAAATTTGATATTCCATTTGAAATTAAGACTCTATCATATGGAGATTACGCATGCTCTAATGATAATTGTAATTGTTTTATAGAAAGAAAAAGTCTTAGTGACTTTATAAGCACATTAAGCATAGGAAATCTTGATAGATTTAAAAATGAAATTACAAAAGCAAAGAAAAACAACGCTTATCTTATAGTTATTATAGAAGAAAAACTTACTAACGCTTTAAGTTTTAAATATCTTCCTCATATTAGTAAAAAAATTAAAGCAACACCAGAATTTATATTCCATAACGTAAGACAATTATTGCAAGAGTTTGATAATTTGCAATTTGTTTTCGTAGATGGAAGAGAAGAAATGAAAAGAGCAATTGAATCAATTTTTGCTAGTAAATGTTTTTATAAAAAAATAGATTTACAATTAGCTTATGATATGAAATTATTATGATATATTGCCCAGAAAAATACACAAGGAAGGTCAAAGATATTAATGCTGAATTATCAGAATTAAAAGGATTCCTTAATGATAAAGAGGCTAAAATTACTTTAGCTAAATTTTTAAGGGCAAATCTTGGTTTTACCACCGAACTCATTAGCGGAGTTAAACTCGCTCCTTATCAAGAACTCCATCTTAAAGCTTTAATGAATAGAAATTTTAATATGTGTGTTTTTGGTAGAGGTTGTGGAAAATCATTTATCGCTGCAGTATTTTGTTTTCTTCAATGTATTTTTGAACCAAATACAAAAATATTAATCGCAGGTCCAACTTTTAGAACAGCAAGATTTATCTTTAATAATTTAGAAAAAATAGTAAATAGTAAAGAAGCAGAATTATTGGCTCAATGTTTCGGAGCTAAAGCAAAAAGAAATGATCAATTTGAATGGCAAATAAACGGAGGGAGTATAGTCGCTATTCCTCTTAACGGAGAAAAGATTCGAGGTTTTCGCGCCAATATTCTTGTGCTTGACGAGTTTCTTTTACTTCCAGAAGAAATTATTAAAAATGTTTTGATGCCATTCTTGGTTGCGCCTCAAAATATCAAAGAGCGCATGCAAATTAGAGAAGCAGAAGATAAATTAATAGCAGAAGGATTAATGCAAGAAAAAGATAGGGCTATTTTTGAAAATACGAGCAAAATGGTAGCTTTGTCATCTGCAAGTTATACTTTTGAAAATCTTTATAAAACATATAAGGAATGGACAGAAAAAATAACTAATAATGAAAAAGGTGAAGCAACATATTTTGTAAGTCAAATGAGCTATGAAGCTTTGCCAGAAGAAATGATAGATAAAACAATCATTGAAGAAGCTCAAGCTGGAGGATCAAGTCATAGTAGTTTTTTAAGAGAATACTGTGCTCAATTTACAGATGGAAGTGATAGCTATTTTAATGCTAAAAAAATGGAAGATTGCACATTAAAAATTAACGAAAGACCTCATACTTTATTGAAAGGAGATCCAAAGAAAAAGTATATTTTAGGAGTGGATCCTAATATGAGCGATAGTCCCAATGCAGATTATTTTGCCATGGCTATTTTAGAGATTGATGATGAAACAGGTTATGGTACTTTAGTGCATACTTACGCAGGATTAGGTAATTTAAAAAATCATGTTAGTTATTTATTTTATATATTAAATAATTTTAATATTCAACTTATTATATTGGATAATGCTGGAGCAGATGTATTTTTATCTGCCTGTAATCAATCTGAATTATTTAAAAAAGATAAATTAGAAATTAAAACATTTGAATTTGATAGTGATTTAGAGGGCCAAGATTATGATTTAATGGTTAAAAATGCAAAAAGAAAATATAACATAGAAGATAAAAAAATAGCATTTAATCAAGTATTTACTAGTACATTTATTAGGAAAGCAAATGAACATCTACAAGCTTGTATTGATTATAAAAAAATATGGTTTGGAAGTAAGACTAGCGCGAATGAAGAGTTTTTCAATGAAACAATTAATAAAAATATACCTATAGATTTAATGAGAAATGATGATAAAAAAGACTGGACTTTATTAGATTTTATAGAAAATCAAGATGATTTTATTTATCAAACCAAAAAACAATGCGCTTTAGTAGAGCATTCTTCTACTTCTAGGGGTACTCAAACCTTTGATTTACCTCAACACCTAAAAAGAAGCTCTTCGGCTAATAAAGCTAGAAAAGATAATTATTCGGCACTTATGTTAGCAAATTGGGGTTTAAAATGCTATAATGATATGATGAACCAAAAAGAAATGCCTCAAGAAGCAACTTTTTCTCCTATTATGCTTCGATAATGTGTAATATTTTATACAAAAATGCCAAAAAATAACAAAAAACAACAAAAATTAAATAAAAGCACAGAAATTCAACCGTTAATGGTCTCTTCCGCTTCTGAAAATTATACTAATATTACTGCTAGTAGTTTAGATAATAGCGATAGTACAAGGACAAGAAGAAATCTTTCTGGTTCAATCAATAGGACAGATAGATATAAGAATATTGATGATGGATTAGTACCTTTTAGATATTCTACTGGAATTAAAAATAGTTCTAATATGAATATTAGAGATGCGGTTATTCTTTGTCAAAAATGCTATTATAATTTTGCAATATTTAGAAATACTATTGATTTAATGACAGAATTTTCTTGCAGTAATATATATTTTACTGGAGGAAGTAAAAAGAGTAGAGATTTTTTTGATGCATTATTTAAAAAAATTAATTTATGGGATTTACAAGATAAATTTTTTAGAGAGTATTATAGAAGTGGAAATGTTTTTCTTTATAGATTTGATACCAAAGTATCAAACGCAGATATTACAAAAATTACTCAAACATTTGGACTAACAAATTCAAATGCAGCAGTTAATTTACCATCTAGATATATAGTATTAAATCCAGCAGATATTCAAATTGGTGGAACAATTAATTTTTCTTCTGGAAGATATTATAAATTATTAAGTGATTATGAATTAGAAAGATTAAAAAGCCCTAAAACAGAAGAAGATCAAGAAGTATTGGATAGTCTTCCACCAGAAACAAAAAAACTTATTCAACAAAAAACAATTGGTATTTTGACTTTACCATTAGATAGAGAAAGACTTGCTGCTGTTTTTTATAAGAAACAAGATTACGAGCCATTTGCTGTTCCAATGGGATTTCCAGTATTAGATGACATTAATTGGAAAGCAGAAATGAAAAAAATGGATATGGCTGTCACAAGAACCATGCAACAAGCAGTTCTTTTGGTTACTATGGGGGATACTCCTGATAATGGTGGAATTAATCAAAAAAACTTAGAAGCGATGCAAAAACTTTTTGAAAATCAAAGCGTAGGAAGAGTTCTTATTGCTGATTATACAACAAAGGCTCAATTTATTATACCTGATATTGGCAATCTTATTGGGCCGCAAAAATACGAAGTTGTAGATCGAGATATTCAAATTGGTTTAAATAACATTCTTATAGGAAATGAAAAATTTGCAAATCAAAGCATTAAAGTTCAAGTCTTTATAGAAAGATTGAAACAAGCTCGTCAAACTTTTATTAATGAATTTTTAATTCCAGAAATACGTAGAATAAGCAAAGATCTTGGTTTTAAAAATTATCCAAATCCTAATTTTGAAGATATTGATTTAAAAGATGACGTACAATACTCTAGAATTTATAATCGTTTAATTGAATTAGGGATTTTAACTCCAGAAGAAGGAATTAAAGCAATTGAAACAGGAAGACTTCCAAATGCAGAAGAATCATTAGAGTCTCAACAAAAATATAAAGAGTTAAAAGATCAAGGTTTTTATCAACCTGTAATTGGTGGAGCAAAAACGGGAGAAGCTGGACGACCAATAGGTACTACAGGAATACCTCAATCAACTAAAAACGTTAAACCAATTCAAGATGGTAAACAATCTAAAGCTTCAATAGAAGAAAAGTATAGTTTTATTAAAGTAAAAGAAAATATCATTGCTGCGCAAAAATTAGAAGAAGAAGTTAGTGCTGGTCTTAGAAAAAAGCATAATCTTAAAAAATTAAGTTATGATCAAAAAAATATAGCAGAACAAATTACAAAGTTAATAATAGCAAACGAAAATCCTAATTTATGGTCTTCAAAAATAGAGGATTATATAAAAGAGCCTTTTGATAAAAATTCAGATGCTATTAATAAAATTAATGATATAGCATTAAATCATCAAATAGATAGTTATTTAGCAAGCATTCTTTATCACAGCAAGGTAAAATAAAATGCCAAATTATATTAGAGTAAAACAAATTGATCCAGGAGAATTTACTGGAGCAGTTAATACTGTAATAGAATCTCAATCTTTTAAAATTAACGTTGATACAGCCACAGGATTAGTTTTAAGTAATGTTGGCGGAGTAAGTATAAGTGGAGCAAATATTGATTTAGTAGACTCAAGTTTATCTATTTCTGGAAATTTGAATGTTGGTGGAACCATACAAGGAAACATAAATCTTGCTGTAACTAACGTTATTTATAATACTGGAAATCAAAATATAAGTGGAATAAAGAATTTTTATAGTAGACCAACAATAAATGGCACTGGAGTTTTATTAAGCGGAGAAATTTTTTCAAATAGGATTGTGTATACCACTGGCAATCAAATTATTAGTGGAGATAAAAAATTTGCAAATCGAATTAATTTTTTAAATAGTAATAATGATTTGATTGGATATATTAGTGGGTCAAATTCTAACATTTTAAGCATATTTTCAAATGAATATTTAAATTTAGATAGTGCGTTTGGAGCTGAGATATCTCTTAGAGATTATTTATATTTTGCATGCCCTTCTACGATAGAATTTGATACAACAGACTCCATCACTTTTTTTAATGATGGAGAAATTTATGCAGGAGGAAAAAATGCATATTTTAAGAATCTTAATGCAACAAATACTTTAAATTTAAATTCTATAGAAACAAGTAATTATTACGATCAACCAAGAATACTTCTTGGTGATGCAGGAATTTTAAAATCACCAGGACCTGAAGCGAGTTTAGAATATAGAAGTGTTCTATTAGGATCTAATATCTCAGACAGTACTAACGGGGCAGATGTTACAAAAGCAAACGCAGGGTCCGCGGCTCCATTCATAACACTTGTAGCAAGTCCAGCTGAATATAGTAACAGAAATGGAGTATACATAGGAAATGTTACTGGAATAAATGGAAATATAAATAAAATTAATTATTTCATGTTTATTGATATGGAAGAAGCAGGAAATACTTACGGTTCAGTATTAATAGGCACTGGAGCATCTAAAAGAAACCAAGTTTCTCCAATTGCGAGTGGATACAGGCTACAAGTAAATGGAAATTTATTAGCTTATAATATAGTTTACAACACAGGCAATCAAAATATATCTGGTATTAAAAACTTTATTTCTAAGCCAACCGTTAATGGTACTGGAGTTTTATTAAGCGGAGATTCTGCTTCTAGAGTAAACTATTTAACAGCAACATTAAATCAAACTGGCACTTATTATGCAACAAGTGGATATAATAATTTATATTTAAAATACAATAACACTTCCACCACAGAAGGAATAACTAGAGTAATACTTCCATATGAATCAGGATCACTAGGAGATATTCTTAACATAGAATGGACAAATGAAGGTGGACCAGGCGGTAGAACTGGTGACTATTTTATAATAAATAGACTTGCTAGCGATGGATCATTATCACCTAATATTCCATTAAAAAAAGATAACTATATAAGCTTTATTAGAACTCCTGCTGGAGATAATTCTGGATATGCATGGCATCAAATTGGAGCACATGAAACTACTTTAAACAGCACGATAAATTATTCTAGAAATATTT